TTTCCGCGTCTTTTCCGTAAGTCGTTTCAACTCGTGAGTAGAATATATCCGCTTCTTCCCGCTGTTTTTCCTCTGCTTTAAATCGTTCCTGTTCACTCTTAGACCGTTCTCTAAATACATTTTCAGCCGCTTGCTTTGCTTGATCGGATGCAAGCGCCTTGATGTATTCTGCTTGATCTAAATAGTGACTAGGATCAATTTCGTTCTTCTTAGGATTCTGGCTATCAAGTGCATTCAATCGTTTCTCAAGTTCTGCGTACCGATCTTCTGCACGTTTTGCGCGCGCTTCTGCTTCGGTTCGGCTTTTGGTCAACTCATTGACTCGACGTTGAAATCCTTTTCCTTTTACATCGCTTTCCGCATCCTTGACGATTGGATCGGCTGGTTTAACGTCCGTTACTTTGCTCTGAGGTTCGGCAACATATTTATCGGGGTTTCCCTCCCTTTTAAATTCGGCTGCGTTCTTCTCCATAAGCTGTTCACGTAGCGAAAGATTCTGGGAAGTTGGCTCTTTCTCGGCTACAACATTTTCTAATTCGTCCATTGCTGGCTCCTTGGTACATACTTGGAGGGGGTATGTCAGCCCCATGTTAATTATAATATACGCAATTACTTAAATAGGTCGTTTCGCTGACCGTCAATGGCGTTCATTCGAGGGGGGGCTCCCTCAATCACTTGCTCTGGTCGATTCGCAATCTCCATTTGTAGCTTTTGCAATTCTAATACCGAGTCATCCTCTGCCTGTTTAGCATCAGCAAGTACTTTCAACTGCGCTTCGTTCATGCTACCCTGTTGTTTCAATGCCTCCACTTCAAGCTTATTACGTGCTCTAATCTGTTCGACAACAATGTTAGATTGCGCGATTGCATTGCTTGCGCTCTGCTCCTGCTGTAATTGCTGAACATATAGACGAACCTGAGAAAGATCAGCTTCTTTTTTCGCAATAATTGCGTCACGGTTTGAAATCTCCTGATCAGCCTGCTGCAATGCCTGTACCGCTTCTGGATCTTGTTCGCTTCCAGCTTCACCAAACATCAAATCAAATTCGCTCTTATCAAGAACATCAGACATTTCGACCAGTTTCTTTTCGTATTTTGCTTGCTGTTCTGGTGGTAATACACTCATAATCGCAAGCATCTTGCCTAGCTTTTCTGTTTGCAAAGATTGAGACATTGGGCTTAATGTGATATCGACTTCATACTCATCTGATACAATATTGAGATCAGCCAGGTTTATCTGCTCATTTATAACATTACCTGTCTTCTGGTCGATTATTGGCATTAGTCTCTCTGTATCGTAGATAGTTGGCATCAACTCAAGAATGACACGGCAAACCTGTTTAATCGACTCGCTGGCATTATCCAGAGTACGGTACTTGGATATTTCCATTGTACGCGCCTTAGTTAGTACCTCTGAGGCGGTTTTCTGCTGTCCAGATAGTTCGGTGCCACTCTGTGACATTCCGAGCACAGAGGCGAGCAATGCCTGCGCGTTCTGCATTGTACCCGCCATGTCGGAAACATCAACACTTGCGGATAACATCACAGGTTTTTCGTAAATGATATTAGGATCGTCGGGATCTCTTGAATCATATTCGATATACTTCAAATCGACCCTATCAATATTATCCATTTGCTCTTTGTAGTTTATAACTGACCGTCCATCAACGGCAATCAAAGACTTTGGAGCCTTGGCAAGACGCGCAAGCATTTCGCCAGCAGCCCAATTCAACATCATCGTCGGTGCTCGACCATAGTGTACAAGACCTACCCAATCGTTCTTTTTATCCTTATCAATCATTTGACCAAGAAAAGGAACAACAGGCAAGAACTTAATAGGCAAGGTAGTATTTCCGACAACCTTATCTCCGATGATCTTCACAACACGGCAAACCGTTTTAGATGTCATGCGAGATTTAAGGCTATTATTCTTCGGGTCTTTCTCTATAGTCGATCCATCTTCAAGTTGCCAAATCTTAGACTTGGTTTTGATTAACTTGTAATGCGTAACAAGTGCCACAGATTCTTCTGGTGCATCCCAAATGGTATCTTCCAGAGGATTTGACATATCGTCCCAATCCTCGGCATCCCCGAATAGATCCTCTGCACGTGAGCAAGACATATGCTCCACTAACGCGCATTCAGTAGCTTTTCTACCGTTAATGCTCTTATCGAATCTATCCCAAATTACCATTTCTGGATTGTATACGGCTTCAATTCTGATCTCTTGATCGAATCCTTTACCGTCCATGTAGTCAGTAGTAACAACAGAATAACCGCGCCCCGCCTTTGTTTGGCGATCAATCGCATTCGTGAATACAGCTTTAGCATCGCTGGTGCTTTGAATTCCATTCAATACCGATGTGACTTTCTTTACTGAGTCCATTGCGGACATTGTCTTAGCTGACAAACCAATACCAAATGGAGATTGTGAGTAGCTATTAATCACTTGGTCACAGTAATCATTTAGAATCATTAAGCTAGGATCCGGTCTTTCTCCGCGATACTCCTTTTCCTCTTTGCTGTACATGTCACCAGCTACATACTGCAAATCTTCGCGTATACGTTTATTCATCGCCTTAAAATAAGGGCTAGATAGCTTTGCAAACTCTTGTAGCTCACTAACTAATTCATCTTGACCGATTGGCTTGTTATCTTTCTTAATTTTCATTTAGATTTCCACCCTGCGCTCTTTACGCGCTGTTGTTGCTCGTGTGCCGTTGATGTTATTATCATCGACTTTTGAAATATATTACCACTTGGAGTCACCATGCAAAGCCCTACCGCATCGCTTTCATCTGGTGATTCTCCAATCATCTTTTTAATTTCAACCTTTGGTAGTAATTGATAACGATTATCCGCATCAAGCTTGTAATGGCTTGCTCGTAGCTGGTCTTCTAGCTTTCTGCACTCTCTAGGTATTGCTCCACCAGCTTCAAAGAACTCATTAACAAGACCGTACAACTCAGTACGTTTATTTGCGTAAACATCTTTCTTACGTGCATTTGACGCAAAGTTGATGCCTGTAACCTTGATACCAGAACTCTTTAATGCGTCTGGAACCCATGCTCCATGTCCCGTTGAGTCTACGTTGATATAGTCAGGCTTATGCTCATAGATTAGCGTCTTTAGAGTCATTACAAGCGTGTCTAGATCCATCGTATCATAAGGTATCACCCTAATTACGTTATACCCCTTACGGATAGCTATCACGGTCTTATCCCCACCATCGCGCGCAATGTCAACGCCAAATACGCAAACATCAACAGGCGATACAGGCTTTATAGCAATGTATGATACTGACTGCACCATGATGCATTGACCAACATCCAGATAGTTACCCATGAAAACATGAGAGTACAATTCTGGTCTTGTCTTTTTCATGTGATCCGCTTCACGAATCGCCTTTTGACTTAGATGCGGATTGTCAAGGTATGAGTTCCGTATAACGCAAGTACGCGGTGGTGGTTCATTCTCTATAAACAACTGAGCCACATAGCTAGACCTAAGGCGAGGATTCCCTAGCCAGATCATTCTACTATGCTCTTTACGGATCGTCTTTCTAAGAGCCTCTGCGTGCTCTTCTTGCGCGTCTTCGCACTCCTCAAACGTACACCAATCAATATCAGGAATCGACTTTACGTTGTTTGGATTGATCGCAAGACCACGAAAGAAAATTATAGATCCTGTTTTCTTGTGGGTTAGCTCACCATTTGCCCTATGCCATTCATCATTGATACCCATGTTATCTATGACAATTTCGACTTGAGCTTTTGTACTCTGGTCATTGCTTGAGGCGTATTCACGCACGTAAAGCAATCGCTTTTTCCTACGTCTTGCTATCCAGATATTAGCGCAAGTAGCAGCCACAGAACGACCAGCACCACGACCCGAGAATACGACAATGTTGTCCCAATTTGGTTGGTACAACGGCATAAACTGAGGCAGTACATCGTACACCATTATTATGCTGGTGGTTCGTCTAATGTAGGGAAAGAAACGTCTTTCTTCTGGTCTCCAACAATGATGTTAGTTACTGCAGTGTCTTTATCTCGCCACCCATGAGCAGCGGCAAGAAAGAATTTGATGGCGGTGAAATTAAGGGTTTGATCCCCTCCACATGCCTTTGTTCCAAGTCTAATAAAGTACGTTTCTGCGCAAATTTTAGCTTGTTTCAAAGCTAAGGAAAAGTCTTGATATTTAGCTGCCCATTCTGAGATCGTATCCCTACATACGCCAATTTCGGCAGCAAAGCAAACAAATGTTTCACCACGTTTACCGAACTCTACAATCTGTTCGCAGTATTCGGGTTTGTATAGGGTAGGTCTTCCAAACGGTTCTTTTCGTTGTATTGCCATTCCCTAATATACGCCATTAACCCCGTTTATACGACCGTTTCAAATACTCGTGCTTATCAATTTCATTCACCGCATCCGCTGACTCATGCGATTCGCGTTTAAACCGCCCTATGGCGCGCTCTGGAACCCGAACAGATCCTACCATACATGAGTATGTTACCTCGTTACGGATCAGCCTTAGCGTAATCTTACGCCAGCAAGTAGATGCTTTACCCTTTTCCGCATCCCATTCAACCAACAGGATCGGAAACGCATGGAACATATACGACACCACCTCACACCATGATACAAGGAACTTAGGGTGACGCTTATCGACTACCCTAGCTATTCCGACGTGCAATCCATAGTGCATTGACATGATGCGCGAGGTTTGAATATCAAGGCTATGCCCTGTCATTTTCCGCGCTTCTCGTATCATGTCGTCAAGTGGAATCATGCGTATATTAGTACCTCGTATTATTCTAAATATACACTAATTACGCAAAAATTAGCTTCCATATGTAATTAGTGTAAAATCCTGTTTGCGAATCAAGAACGCAACTCGGGAATTTATCTGGTGGATTACATTTCCAAAATGGATCGGTTTTAGCATAGAATGCGCAGTTAGTGCATTTCCCTTTCTCAATCCTGTACAGTTTATTTCCTATCTTCGCGTGTATAATTTTCATAACATACCCCTATATGGTGACTTTTCGTTAGTATTCCAGTACTCAAATATAATCTTATCTTTTCCAACGGTAGCCAGTACGCATTGTATTTCTTGGCTGTCTGGTGGCTCACTTGCCTTGCGACTTTCCCCTTCTGTTTCCTCTGGTGGAGTTACCCCAAGACGTAACGCCACAACAGGGCAATACTTGCATGAGTGAGTCGGTTTATACTCGATTCTTCCATTTGCGATATTAACAGTCGTATCCATTCGCTTCCATGACTCATTTAGAGCGCCATCCATCGGCATAAAGTCACTTTGGCTCTTTGCATCCATCCAGCACGCATAAACCTTATCAACTGGTACGGTAGGTATACCGCTCTCAATATCCTCTGCCATAGCATACAGAAGGTGCTCTAAAGGAACAGACTTTTGTCTAATGATGTGCCATTTAGAGATTAGGCTCTTTAGTGTTGAGATTTTCTTCTGTTTGTCAGTCATGCTGTTCACCTAAAAAAAGTAGTTGTTCGTCATGTTGCATCTTTTTTAGTCTCTCCATATTTTCTCGGTTTATGCGCTCTTGTGTTGTTTCTCTCGTATTTGCCGTTTTAATGGTGCTGGTGGCGTTTCTAGCTATCCACCCTACTATTGCACCGTTTAAACTTTTCATGCGCTCCTTGCCCACTTTCCATCCCTTTGACTCGTAATGACCCCAGAACTTTGTTGCTTCTGTTTTGTCAGATCCTTTTGACTCGAAAAGATCAATGCATGATTCTAGACTTGGAGGGTAAAAAGTCTGTATTATTCTTACATTCTTATCATTCTTATTCTTCTTATCATTCTTGTTAGTGTACCGTTTGGTGTCCGTCTGGTGTCCGTTTGGTGTATCGTCTGTTGTATCGTCTGTTGTATCGCATGATTGATACTTTTCGTAGTTAAGTATTGTAATTACTGAGATTACGTTGTTTTTTTGCTGTACTATTCTCTGCACAGATTTAGACTCTAATTCAGAAAAAAATCTGCGAGCTTTTCCGCGAGACCATTTCCACCTTTTAGCTAAACGTTCCTCGCTCCAGCCTAGTTGTCCACGTTCAATGTTCAAAATTATTCCACGAACTCTTATTGAGTTTCCGGCATGGTTCGCAAGCAATAGCATATCAACCCATGCCTGCCCCCTAGTAAACTGTTCATGCAGCCAATCGTCACTATCTATTATCTGCCTATGCAACTTTATCCATCCACTAGACATTTGAAATCTCATAATACTTAATCAATGCCTGCTCGTATGTTGGATATGTCCATGCCCATTTACCAAATGATTCATTTGATGGGAAAGATTCACCGCCATCAATATAAACACCAGCGATTTCGTAAGGTTTGTGCTCTTTTCTTTTAAATACTTCGTAGGAAACAACCCTTCCGTCTAAATAATCTTGTCGATAGATAAAAGCCTTTTCGCCTAGAAGTAGTTGCGTGTACTTATATCCGTTCTTTTTGATTTCATGCTCAAGCGTTTTCATTTTGCTCCAAATACAAGAAACCGCCTAGTGTTGTACAGGCTCTTCGATTGCCTTGCCAATTTCTTGGACACACTAGGACGGTTCTAAATTTTGCTGTATGTATGTTCGAAGATTCGTACAGCGTAGACACAAATATAACCAAATCCACAAAGTCAACACAAGACTGCACTATTTTCGCGTTATTTTTACGAGATTTTTACGCAAATATAAAGATTGTATAAAAATGTTTTATTATCACATTTTTCCACTTGTTTTTATTCTGCGTTCAATTACATTTGTAAAACGTTGAAACAAGGAAATGAATCATGGCAATAAAGTTAAAACAAATATCTATCAGCGAACCAACGTATGAACTCGTAGTCAAACTAAAAGCGCATTTGGCTTGTAAGACGATGAAAAGCAAAACATTTGACGATATTGTCGGTGCATCTGTTTTGTTGCTGGCTAAAAAGGAGTCGTTATGAAAATAAATTACGAAATGATAAAAGATAAAGGTGCTTGCAAGAATGGGCTAGATTGGCTCAAATCAGCCATCGGAAACGATGATGCCGAATATCAAGATATCCTCGATAGACTAGCTAGAGAAAAAAAATACAATTGGGCTGAATGGCTACTAAACAAAATCGGATCAGAAAAAACAGAACTAAAGATTGATGGTAATTTAACTACGGAAAGTATTTTCTTTGCTGGACAAATTTTAGTTACTGGAAATATTAAAGTAGCCATAACAATCAAAGCTGGCTTGGGCATCGAAGCTGGCGAGGGAATCAAAGCTGGCTGGGGCATCGAAGCTGGCGAGGGAATCGAAGCTGTCCTGGGCATCGAAGCTGTCCGGGGCATCAAAGCTGGCGAGGGCATCAAAGCTGGCGAGGGCATCAAAGCTGGCGAGGGCATCGAAGCTGGCGAGGGAATCGAAGCTGGCTTGGGAATCGAAGCTGGAGAGGGCTTTGGAATTTTTGCTGGATTAAAAATTAAAATTTGTGACTGGTCTTGCAATGCAAAAATATCTGCAAAAATAAAGCCACAAAATATAGTTAGCGGTTGTTTTTGTGAAATCCAATCCAGCATTAGCGATAACAAACGTCAGGTAATAAAATAATGTACCACAGACCACGAAACACCTCATGCTTTGATCCTCAGTATTTCGAAGATGAAAACGAAGATGAAGATGAATGCAGCCAAGATGATGATACAGAACAGAGAGACGTAATCCGTAATATTTCAAACGAACGCAAACTCAATAAAAACCAACCGTAAGAAAGGACTAATCACCATGACAAATAAAAACGAAAAAGCGATAAATCAAATGCTAGAAGCTGGAATCTGCGAAACTGTTGCTTTAATTATAATAGGAAAGTATGAATCCGAGTACGCATTATGCGCAATGGACTACTCAGAAGATGATATGGCTCTAGCTTGCTCGTATGACATCCAAGATTTTATAGAGTCAAAAGAAAATCAATCTATAGATGAAAAACAAAATCCAGTAGCGATTATTAAGAGCCGTATTACTACATGGAACGCAGGACTCGCTGAAACCCTCAAGATCATCGATCTATACAAAGCCAAGTATGCCGACAACGGAATCGAGTACACCGAGGACGACATGTGTCTGGCATGCTCTTACGACATTGCGGAATTTATCCCCGGAACACCTTCCGAAACCGGAATTGATACCAACCAGCCAGATATCGACCTTGCATACGATGACCGTGTAGAAGTTGTGCCAGAGGTACAAATAAACCCTGTAGCCATCATCGAGAGCCGTATCACCAACTGGAACGCAGGACTCGTTGAAACCATCAAGAACCTTGCCAACGAGGCCAAGGCCATCACAATTACTGGACATGTGAATGGTGAAAAGGAAGGGTGTAAGGTTGTCCGTGAAACCCGCCTGCGCATCCGTTCCCAGCGTCTCGCCATCCAGAACAAAGCCAAGTCATTTGCGGACATTGGGAGAAATATCACCCGCACCGCGAAGGACATGGAGGAACAGCTAATCAAGATCATCGAGGGCGAAGAGAAGCGACTCCAGAGAGAAGAATATGCCTACGAAGCACGGCAAGACCAGATCAAGCGCGAGGTAGAGGAACTGCAGAAGCAAATCACAGCTGCACGCTGGGAGCTCATGCAAGAGCTCGAAGTACGCCCACTCGACTACAACATGTGCCAGACTGCAACCGAAGCAATCTGGGACGAGTATGTAGCTGTCTGGAAAGAGAACAAAGAGCGGGCCGACAAGCAAAAATCGATGGAAGCCGAATCCAAGCGAATTGCTGATGAAAAGGAACGCATCGAGCGCGAAGCTCGGGAAGCGGAAGAAAAGCGCATTGCCGACGAGGCCAAGGCCAAAGCGGATACCGAACGTGCCGAAACAGAAAAGGAACTCGCAGCAGAACGTGCAGAGAACTCCAAGCTCAAAGCCGAGATGGATGCAATCAAGGCAAAGCAGGAAGCGGAACGCAAGGCGAAGGAAGACGCGGAACGTGAAGCGCGTCTGGAATCCGAACGCGAAGCCAAGGCACAGGCAGAGCGCGAACAGGCAGAGCGCGACCGCCCAGACTTGGACAAGCTCAATGCATGGCGTTTGGAAGTCGAAAGGGCGATCCATTCCGTCAAAGATCCAGAGTTTGAAGGTGAGCACGTCTATGAAGCATTCCGCTACGAAAAGAAAGCTCTGTACATGGCAATCCCTGAAATATTCCCAGTCGTAGGAGGCTCAAATGTCTAAAGAAGTCGTAGCACAGAAAACCAATGCAATTGCTGCAATGTCACCCGCTGAAATCAATTCAGCGATGCAGATCGTATTTCCAAATCTACAGAAGCACGAGTACGAGTTGGGTGTTAAAATTGCAAATGAGTTCGGGTTAAATCCACTCAAACGTGAGATTTATCTAATCTCATATGGATCAAAGCTATCCATAATTATTGGATACGAAGTATTTTTAAAACGAGCGGAGAGAATTGGAAACCTTGACGGCTGGAAATGTGAGACTCTTGTAGAGGATGATGATCTTATCGCTAGAGTCACAATTCACCGAAAAGATAGGGCGTTTCCGTTTGTCTGGGATGTTTGTTTGCGCGAGTACGACCAGAACAATAAGATGTGGAAAGACAAGCCTAGAACAATGCTTAAAAAGGTTGCAATTGCCCAATCGTTTCGCCTTTGCTTTCCCGAGGAGCTTGGTGGACTCCCATATATTGCGGACGAAATGCCTCCACATATGGCACCAGCGCAACCGCAGGTGGGTACAGTCGAAGAATCACCCGCATATAAGGCAATCAAGAAAGCTCGCGAAGTAGGACTAAGCGACGATCTGATTAGCGCTACACTCGGTACGGATGATTGGGAGCTCGCAAACCTTGACGGCGTGAAGAAGCTCTGCGACGAAGTACGCAAGGTTATGGCAATCAAGGCGAATAAGGAGAACTAAAAATGAGCACGATGGAAGAGAAAGAAATCCAAGCCAAACGCAACAAAATGGATTCAATGCAAGCGAGCATGGACATGAGGATTATCGGACTCAATATCTTCCTCTCTATCGTGCTCATTGCCCTTATTGCTAAACAGATTTTCGGATTCTAAACCTAAGCACTAATGATTGATATGCCAAGACCACCATTCACATACCAAGAACAGACATGGAACACCGTTCGCCAGATGCTATTGAGGCACGTAAATTCCAGCGGGTTTACCGTATCCTCCATTTGCAAATCAGCACAGCTTGATCCATCCAATATCAGAAACTACCTCGCAGGAAATTCGACCACCCGCATTGATTCGCTTGAGCGCCTATGCGCATCCTTGAATCTTCAAATCTTCATTGTTCCAAGGGATTAACCCAATCATTTTCAGATAGAAACCAAGGCCTGTAGCTCAATTGGTAGAGCACCTGCTAATAGGGTGACGCGTGTTCAACTAGAATCACCAAAGCAAAGATATCCAAAACTGTACGAATTAATGCAACGAATGCAGGGTAGAGTCTAAACCTGATATCACGCACAAACGAATGATATCTGGAAAATTCAAAACAATATCACACGCCAATGCGCGTAAACGAATAGTTAGGTGGACAAAAACACCTGCCGCAAACTTTTTTCACTTTTTTATCAAAACCCCTTGACAACCTAATCTAGATTGGTTATATTATCTGTATGGACGCAAGCAATACCGCTAAGTCCAGAAGGAAAAAAAATGATTCGCAATCTAAATACAGAATACGGAATGACAACAGAACCAAATGCGCCAGTTTTTGAATCTGTTGCAGAATATGTAGAGTGCTTGAAATCATGCGGGTTTATTGAATCAGAATACGATTTAGACGATAGTGAATATGAGGAGATTGATGTTTAATTGTCCCCACTGCAAACAACCACTAACCGAGAGCGAAATAATCGCTCTTTTTTGCTCATGGCGCGGATCACGACCAAAGCCACCAAATCCGAAAAGCGCGGAGAATGGAAAAAAAGGTGGACGACCAAAAGGATCGAAAAACAAACAAAAAGCCACCTAACAAACGGTGCTACTGACACCTAAGCGGCGCAGTAGACCTCAGCGTTAGGCTGATTAAACGAGGACTATAGAATGAGTACAAATGCTCCCTTACCACAACCAAAAGAATACGCATACCTAAAGGCAACGCCAGCACCACATAAAAAGAATAACGAGGCATCATCTATACAGGTTCCATCTCTATGTCTGAAGTTTGGGGAGATTTTGGTAACATTTCCACGGGACTCAGCGATTACTTCTGATAGGCTTTGTTCGGATTTGTGGGATCTTGCGGCAAGAATTGAATCGTACATTAAGCAGTATCCTTGTACATTGACAAATAAAAATGGCGATATAACTGGAATAAAGACAACAGCCTAACAAACGATGAATCCGACAAGCCAAAGTAACGCCTACATGGGTTGCCAACTGGCTTGCGGATTATCTCAGAGTTAGGTACACAACCTTCGGTTGGATCGAGGAGAAGAAAATACAAAATGAAAATGAACTGCAACTGTTGCGATGGAATTTACAACTCTTTTGATGTGCACTTCACAAGTGCTTGTGATAATAAGTGTGCCCATTGCATTGATATGAGGTTTCACGGTGTTGGCGCGGTTAAGCCAGACATCGGGGCAATCGTAGATACAATTCTAAAGAATCAGGATGGTCTAGAGGATGTACTGTTCTTGGGAGGTGAGCCTTGCCTGTATCTGGAAGAGCTTTTAGAATGTGTAACGGCATTGAAAAGCAAAACAAACCTAAAGATTTTTGTCACCACTTCTATACCAAAAATCTGTCACGACCGCAAAGATTTATTTTTTGCTCTTATTGATATTCTAGATGGGTTGAACTTGTCGGTACAACACTGGGATGAATCAGTTGCAGACTCAATCCGCAAAACTGAATCAAAGTATGACCGCCAAGCATTCTACAAGTCGCTCCCACACAAAGACAAAATAAGAATCAATCTGAATGTGGTAAAACCATTCCTTTACACAAAGGACGACTTGACAAAGTGTCTTTACCATTATGATGCTATTGGATTTAACTCAATCAAACTATCTGAAATTCAGCACGGTAAAGATGTGTATGTGTCATTTGCTGACTTATTCGGTTTAAAGCTGAAGTCAGCATACTCAAATGGATGTCAAACATATCTGGATATGTCAAGCGTCCTAGAAGGGTTTACAACGCCAGTATTGTTAAAGCGTTCATGCTTTCTATGTGAAGAAAGTCTGAAAGCCACTGCACTTGATGGCGTTAAAGTTCTAGCAAATGTTTTCAAACAAAGTAAGAACAAGTACGGTGTGGTTTACGCAAATGGTCAATTAACAAAAGGATGGGTCTAATATGTATGAGAAATTATTGAAAAAGATTTTGGCTTTCACAAGAGCTATGGCGGGTCATTGTGGTAGTGGTGGTGGGCACTGCTCATAACAATACATACCTAACAGACAATGAACCCGACACCACCTAGTAACGCAAACAGCTAGGCTCTAGGCGGTGGCACTGGTTATTTTAGCGTTAGGTACACAACCTTCGGTTGGATCGAGGAGATAATACAGATGAACTTAATTCACGGTGACTGTTTGGAAAAAATGGACGAAATAGAAAGCACATCCGTAGATATGGTGCTTTGTGATCTTCCATACGGTACAACGCAAAATAAATGGGACTCCCCACTAGACCTTACAAAACTATGGGTACACTATTCTCGCATAGTAAAACCAAATGGGGCAATTGTACTTTTTGCACAAACCCCATTTGATAAAGTTCTCGGGATGTCAAACATAGGTAACCTTAGATATGAATGGGTGTGGGAGAAAACAACAGCAACAGGGCATCTAAACGCAAAGAAAATGCCAATGAAATCCCATGAAAACCTACTTGTATTTTACCGAGATTTACCTGTTTATAATCCACAGAAAACACAAGGACATACGCCAGTTAATTCGTACACTAAGCATCAAGACGATGGGAGCAATTATGGGAAAACCAAGGCAGGAATAAAAGGCGGAGGGAGCACAGAGCGATACCCAAGAAGCGTATTAACATTCCCAACAGATAAGCAGAAAGAAGCACTACACCCTACACAAAAACCAGTATCGTTGTGTGCATATATGATACAAACATACACAAATGCGGGGGCTGTTGTTCTTGATAATTGTATGGGGTCAGGTAGTACCGCAGTCGCCTGTATAAAGACAGGTCGGGAATTTATCGGTATCGAAAAAGACAAAGACTATTTCGACATTACAAACAAACGAATCAATACATACCTAACCTTCAATGAACCCTACCGATTTTGTGTGTAAAGTCGTGCAAAATCGGAGGGTTATTTTGGAGTTAAGTCAAAGAATTGAAACTTAAACGGAGATTGAAATGAGGCCCAAAACAAGACCAAGAATAGTGTGTCCAGATGGTTTTAGCATTTCAGTACAGGCTAGAGAAGGTGCATATTGCAAACCTGACGAGAACTATGCAGAATCGTACACTCATGTTAAGTGCGGTTTCCCTAGTTCTTTCGACATTTCAGAAGAACTTAAAAAGTATGCAGAATCAGAAGACTTTGAGAACACAGTATACGCGTATGTTCCTGTTTCTGTCATTGTAGACGAGCTAAAACGGCATGGATTTGTTTTTGGAATGAACCACTTTAATCTCTGTGACCTAACATACGGTTCTACTGATACCACAAACTCAGCGGTGCAGTAGACCTCAGCGTTAGGCTAATGCGAGGAAATTATGGACGAAATAGTAATACACCACAACGATGAGATAGGAAAACCATTATGGAGTATTTGCCAACGCTCTGATTTTGATAATTGGATCGATTCGTTTTATAAGTTTAGTCATGCAGTTGATTTAGCCAATGAAAGACAAAAAGAACTTGGACTAAATATCAAAATTGAATGTTCGATATCAAACTGTAAGATTCGGCATAGCCTAACAAACGTTTAACCCGATACCACAGTAACGAATAAAGCCACGCACTAGCGAGGCTTTTTATTCTTGACCTATGTGCTAAATAGTCTATTTAGGGTCGTACTCCATGTGAATGTGATCGGATTCCAGCACCACGTCATAGTCCGGCCCAAGGCAGTACTTGCAGTCGGAAATGATCAGCTTTGCCATGCTCAGATCGTCTGATTTGATTTCCGAGTCATCTCCGTCAAGGTGACGGATGCGAAAGTCCACGCCGTTTCCTTCATAGTGCTTTGACCCTGCCATGTGGGTAGAATCGTTCAGAGAGGTAATTACGCATTCTTTTCCATAGTGGTTAAAAACGCCCTCTGCCACGATGATGCCGAGCACCAGTTGCGGGGTCAATCCTTTGGGCTTTGCTCCTGCTTTAAGTCTCATGATTATACCTCTACCCGATCTGCATCTACAGCAAGACTGGATCCTGTTGAAAGATTCTTTACCACTGGAATTTTTTCAGTTTGCCAGTCAATCAGCGAATAACCGGCTTGCCAAATCTTTGATCCGTGCAGTTTTACTCTGCATTTCCCCTTATAGGGGTATACAGGGGTTCGCCAAACGGTCATTTCACTGGCTCGTCAATTAAGATGCTTACCGCTGTACTGGCTGCGCCGACTACCGCAGCCGGAACTCCTACGAATGGACAGAGAACGCCCGCAATCACGAGTCCGGCTGCAATCCACTTCTTATTGGCCTTCATTTTCTTAATGATGTTCATTTTGTTTCCTTGGGTGTATGGGCTTGACAGGTTGAGTCGGAGAGACCTGGTACTGGTGGGCTTCCGATGGTGCACATACGCTTGACTAGGTAGCGGCACGTTTCGCAAATCTTCAATTATTTTCCTCGTCCATGTGTTTTTTAAAAAATTCTAGTACTACTTTAATTTCACTTACAGCCATGCGTATATCCTGCATCATAGAGCGCATGTCATCCATCTTGGATACTTCGCACTCCAGATATTGCACCCGCTGTTTTAATAGCAGATGATCCGTATCGCGTTGCTTTGCCGTTCCCCTACGGTCTGAGTTGGTCTTTAGATACGTCAGAGTGGGAACGATTATTGACGCTCCAATTGCTGTAATGATATCGACTGATTGCATTAATTAACTCCAGAAAGTTGCTGGTATGCCATCAGTTAAATTCCATCCTGGTTGGGTTAGCAAACGGGTTAGGTTGCCCGAACAGTGCGCAGGATACTTGCTTGCATACCGACATTTATTACGACCAGGAGTTGATGATCACGTCGCCGGAGGATACAGCTACTGCAGACTTGATGCGAAGTGCCAGTGCAGTAGTATTTATTTGAAGCACGGACATTGTACGAACTGCAACCTCATTTACTGGGGTAGTGCTATCAGACAGATTGTAGTCAAGCTCCATAATAATAGTTTGGTCCGTGCGATTGTCGATGCTCAAACCACACCGTGATGGTGTGATCGCAACGGGAGCATAGTTTGTGGAGATTGATCCGAACGGGATGGTTACTGTAGTTGCCATAAAAAGTCCTCTTAGTTGTTGATAGATTATACTATAGGATTACTTCACGCACTCGTCATTAGGGAGGATGGAGTCCGTGTTGATCATCTTCTTCTTCCCATTAGGAAGTACCACCCTTACCGCCAGATGCCCGGCAGGGAGATCCTCATCTATAGTAGCCCACGATTCATCCGAACCGTTGACAAAACATACAGACTGGCCCGTCTTGAATGACTTGTTCTGGGGATCTACCTCAGGGTCGTACCTGGAGGTATCAGCTCCTCTGGAAGGAGCTTCATCTTCTTCCTCTCCGGAAGTAGGGCCAGAGCACCCCATTAGGGACCCCATGCCTAAAGCAATGAGCTTGGCCTGGGGAGGGATTGCTTTCTCAATGTAGCGGGACATGTCCATTAGATGGTCTCCAGGATAAAGTTATCACAATACATGTAGTTAGCTGCGTTGGCAGTACCCCATGTCGCTTTGATGTCGAATGTTTGCGCTTGCGTGGTATCGATAACCGAGTCGGTAGCAGCTGGTCCAAATTCCAGAACTAACGGCTGAGTAAATGCAGTACCAGCACCTGAGTGCAATATCATATTTGCAGAACCACGCATACCACCCCCGACACCTGAAGAACGTATGGTTACCATACCCTCAATGCGGAAGTATTCAGGAGGAGATGCTAAGGCAGCCATAGTTACCGTTGCCGTTGAAGTGATGTCATTCGTGGTTAAAGCGATACGAACACGGATCGTAGGAGTACCCGTGTTAGATATACGACCGTGCGCGGTGAATCTTACGACACGACCAGTCGTTAGCGAATTTGCGGGTAGTGTGGTTGTGCCAAATATCGCACCTAGAATGCTTGTTTCCGCTGTGGTATTAACGCAAGAAGTACCAGATGTCTGCATGGTGGCGATAACACCGGATAAGTATTGCTTTACACCTGCGATGTTGGAAGCATATTGTTTTCGAGTCGTGTCATAGCCCAAGTCACCAGCAGTTGTTACTGCTCCAGTACCTGTAAGGGATATACCCCTATCAGCAAGAACACGTACTTCACCCGCTTTAGTTATGCGAAACCTCTCGGTTGCATTGGTAAGGCCGATGATATCCCCATTGGTTCCTATACCTGCTTCAATCAGAACATCACCACCGGTAGCTGCTACTTCATTTCCTTTAACAACGATATACCCACCACGAGTAGGAGATTGTCCTGTTGTGGATGATAGAGATACAGTGAAGTGATCATTACCGTCATTGGTCAAACCAAACACACCACCGTTAATTAAGTTGCTGTACATGAGTCCGCCAAAGAACACGTTACGACTAAGTGTGATAGAACTACCAGCAGCACGATTGACAATGATAGGAGAGTCAATAGTAACACCAGAGTCATTCTTGGCATCGAGAGTGAAATTCTGCAGTGTATCACTAGTTGTTCCAAGTTCCCAGTGAGTTACACCAGCCGTTCTGAAACGCATTCCTTTATTCCAGCTTGCAGCACCCTCAAATGTCAGTAGAGACCGTTGGGTAGTACCTAATCCAAGACTGATAGTAGGTGATGTACTCTGTACTGTAACGTTTGCGTTGAAATATGCTGGGCGCGTGAACAACATCGTACCGGATGGCTGACGATTGATCGTGATAGGAGTATCATAAACGCTACCGTCATCATTGTATGCAATAAGTTCAAAGTTGGAACCAGCGCCAGCACCAGACTCAGCAATAGCATTTACACCGAGTCTCCAGCGCAGTAAACCAGCTTTTCGGAAGTCGATATTCTTACGACTACCAACGGAACCATTCAATGACAGTGTTGGGATCGTGGATGTGTCGCCACCAATAGTCAGGTTAGGTGAAGCTACCTTATCAAGTACAACATCACCGTTGATGCGAGTAGTAACACCATAAAGGTTAAGATCACCAGTTCCACCATCACCAACATGTACACTGGTCTTTGTGTTTGATACATCAACATTAAGGCTTCTACCTATTGCTACATCAGCAGAGTGAGAATTGATGATGATATCATGTCCAAATGCCTGGGCACTCGATGAGTCCGTAATGTTGTTGTTATGACCAGCAGATAAACTATCAGCACTGTTAATTGTGTATGCGTCGGTACCTAACTGCATTCCCTCTGGGGAATTCTGCATGTTACCATTGTTACCCAATTGTACGGTACAGGACCCACCACCGCTCTGATAATTGTAATATCCGATTTGTATATTTTGTGGGTCAGATGCATCATTTCCAGCACCCATCTGGATAGAATTAGAAGCAGCGCTCCTAAGACGTTGGCTAGAACCGATCTGTACACCATAGTTGATATTGCCATCAGAAACGTTGGACTGCCCTACAATAAACAGATCGGTATTCGATCCAGGTGTCGTCTGGTTGTAGTTTCCCTGAATCCAGGAGTATAGGGTATCTTGGATGCCGTTTCCGTTACCTATGATTATGTTTCCCTGACTGTTCCCAGTAATATTGTTACCTGCACCTGCTTTGACCTCATTGTCAGAACTGGTAGTGGCAACATATGAAGTGGCGGGATCAGCACCCAGGGTGAACATATTCCCTTGAGCATCTTCAATGATTGTGGAGTCCACAATATTCTTGGCAGCATCAAACTTCGACAAGTGGCCTACAGTACCAGACCCAGTCACGGCTCCAGAAGGAACAGGAGTAGTGCTTGTGAACGTCAGAACACCAGGCGTTAGCTCCTCGATAAGCATCCCGACACCTTGAGCCACCTTGGATCTCAGGGGTGCGGGCGTATCCGTGCCAGAAACGGATACAGTCCCTGCAGCCACAGCTACAGCGTCAGAAGTGGCCTTGGAGGAAGGGATAGTGTCCTGGCTGGGGGACGATAAATCATAGGCTATGGCTACATCTGTTAGAGGGCCAGTGGTAGCCAGGGTGTTTCCTAGCACTGTACGGGCAGTATGTCCTGCGATTACAATAATTCCGCTGGACCCAAACGCGGTCACATTCTTGCGTGTACGGACTAGATTACTGAATACGTCATAGATGTATATGTCGTATGTAATCGAGTCTACAAGGCGCATATCCGCCCTGCCACCGATGTCTAGAGGGATCTTGACAGGGTTTAAAGCTGAAATCGAGTTATATGTAGGCGCATCGTTGGTAGTTCCAGCGTATTTCGCGTATAAAAATCCAGCAGTTAGAGGATTATTGCTCAGGTCTGTATATACGTGGTCAAAATCTAGAGGGTAGTTAATGCTCATGTACTAATATACGCTACAACATAAAAAGCGCATAGCCGATGCTATACGCTTTTTACTCACCAATCACCAGGAGTCTAAAATATACATCACATAATTAGAATATGCAATAGTGTTAATATATTTTCCATGCACACGCTACGGAAACATTACCACCAGCAAATGCCCCGCCAACATCACTAAAGCGCAATGTAGTTCCATCGCCACCAGAGGTATTAACCAGATCATCAATTGAAATTACAGATCCATACTCAGTCGCAAGAGTAGTGCTTGTGATTGGTATTACGTTTATATATGATGGAGCCTGACTTACTCCTGGTAAAGTAAACATGGATAAATTATTATAGTTTAACCGATAGTATAGCTTTGCCTCATTTACTGGATGTGAAGCTGGCACATTTAAAGAAAGCCAGTCACTTGCCTCTGTTTGTGGCACATATAGGTTTCCAGCCCTATTCGACTGATTACCAGATATTTGTAGCCTATGGCTAGCCCCAGTAGTTTTAAATGTTCCGTATGACGTAATTACTTCGGTTGCGGTTGCCTGTGATCCTGTGAAACTATTTCCAACGATGATGCAAGCCTTAAATTCCGTATTGACTTCGTTTGCTATCAGATGAATATCAGATAAAAGTGCATTACTTGACGTGAATGTATTTCCATTATATACGCCATCAATAACGGCGCTTACGCTATTTATGTATAAACTTAATTCAGAAAAGAAATTATTTGCAACTTGAGCAGCATATGAACATGACACCAATAAAGCCCCAGTGCCGAATATATAGTTATTTGCTAGTATTGGACGCATACCACGCAAATCAGTACCACTAGCTAAATGGATTTCATTGTTATTGAGCCTTACTGCTGTAGCATTTCCAGAATTACCGATTAACTCATTTACTTCTATATACGAGTTATTAACTTCAAATGTTTTATTGATGTTTCCACCAGAACCCACTCTAACCAAAAAGCTATTTGTTCCGCTCTGTAATCCTGTAAAGTTATTGAATTTAAGTGTGGCGCATGATCCATTCATAGCAATAAAAGGCGCGTCTGTAGACGATGAATAAACCATGTCATGAAACATGATGTCGCCAATATTTCCGCTAACTACATTAAACAATGGATTGCTATCTACAGTATAAACGATATCGCCATTATAGATAAACATCCTATTGCTGTATGTAGGTGCTAACGATATGGAATTGGTAACATGAAACTGCCTACCACCAAGGTCTAACTTACCACTGCCTAGACTCGCTTGTACTGCGAATGCGAACCCATCTGAATTCTGTTGTGTAGTTCGTTGAACATCACAGAACCAAGACGCTTTTACAGGGTTGTTATATATCTCAAATTTTCCTGTGGCAATGCAAAAGATATCTGGTGCAATGAAGTTGTTTAGCTTAACCAACGTTCCCGAGCTGATTGCATTAAGAGTTCCAGATTTCCAAATGCAATTAAACTTTGCAGATGAATAAGTATCAACAGATGCGGTGAAATTAGCTGTAGGCATGTCAAAATAGAAGTTAGTACCTTTCGATACAACTAACTGCCCAAATGGTTGATGAAGACTTTCCGTAGAACCTGCTGAGTTATTTAATGAAAAGAAACTAGCATATAGATCAACATTGGTGAACTTGAACTTATTAAGGTTGCTGAATACTCCATAACGATCGCAATAAAAAATAGGGTTATAGAATTTAGTAGCAAGTACCCGATTATCGTTTATGATATATGACGGTTGTTTGAATTCAATTGTATACGTAGTTTGATTCATGTAGAATTTACCTGTATTCCGCATCACTACAGGATTATAAATTACAACATTAGAAGTGAGTGTTGTAATCTTCATCACGCCGTCAATTACTAGCTTGTAATTGCTTGTTGATACACTTGATACCATCGCTTGAAAAGACGCGCCATCGTCTGTAGCGCCATCAAGCAATGCACCATACCAACGCACATTCACGTCTTTATCAAGCGCGTTATTGTCGAATTTTAGCAATACATTTGCTGTACTTGACGGTAATTTAATTCCATCGGTTTTGTGTATTGTATAGTCGCCAGACAACGTTAGGAAATATCCAGATCCACCATAGGTATCATTTGTAAAGTACACTTTTTTGTCGATAATAACATTTGCGGTTATCACCTGTGTGTAATCAGAAACGGTATAAGTTCCATTTGGAAAATATAGTGTACTCTGGTTTTTAGACCATGCCTGCACTACGGAAACTACGTTAGATATTTTCGTAGTGCAGTCTACACCAGAACCAGGCAATACTCCAAAGATACGGACATCGACTACATCTCCTTCAATTGTATGCAACCAAGACCCCGTACTAATCGTTGGGTTTTTAATCACAGTCCCTAGATTATCTGACTGCGTATCTGCGCTATTCCAGAAATACCGACGACTGAACAAGTCACCTTTTGACGTATATCCAAGGACATCAAGCGCATTGCCGTTAGTCATGCCTGTAACAGCTCGTAAGTCTGGAACGGTATCAACGGTGAGGACCGCGTTTCCATTGCTACCAAGTGCCTGTAAACCGCTCTGCTGCCATTCGTGGTCTTTGGCCCAATCGTTCGGATCAACCGAGTACGGATCTGTACCAATAAAACGCCATGCCTCAATGGTGTAATCACCGTAGTCTAAAAACGGCTGCACCTCTGGCCTACCAGAAATATCAAGGCGCAAAACTGAACCTAATGGAGTGGTGCGTGTTCGATCTGCAAAGGAGGTCTTTGGCGTGCTAGTGCCGACTTCAAACAGCTTTAGCTTGCCGTTGGTTAATGGCTTACCATCAACGGAACTAAATATGATCTGCAGCGCGTCTATGGGGCTTGAGAATATCATTTGTCACCCTGTGAAATTGCGTTGGATATTGGAATTGCAAATCTACGAGCTTGACCGATTAAACCATTCCGTGCGCTCTTTCCGATATTATACTTTAACTGTGCGCCCTGCGGTCTGCGGCTTAATGTGGTTTCAAGGTTGTAAATATCACTAATGATTGGAAGTGCAGCGAAACCGCTTCTTGGCTGCTGTACAGTACTGGCAACCGAACGCTCGGATATTGGCTTTAATTGCGCCATATTCACCCCCATTGATTTAGATATAGCTCTATGCTCTGGGCTTAATTCTCCAATGCGGTCATTTATTGCGGTTGCAATTTCTCGCATAGCATCGCTTTTTGGTGTTCCTTCACCGTTGGTGCTAATCCACGTCTTAGCTTTTTTATTTAGAGCTGTGACCAATCTAGACGCACCCGATAAGTCGGCTACTTTACTTCTATACACCTTGTTAAACGCCATATCTTGACGGTCTAATTCTCTTAACATCATTAGCCCAGTATCGGGATCAATGGTCATATTATCCATAGCAGACTGTACTCTATTTTTCGCGTCTGAAATAGCTCCTAATATTACTTCTCCCTGCTTATTAAAGTCGTATTTTAAAAGAGGGATTTCGGCATCTACGGTATTCTCAATGTTCTCTCGTATCTTTCCTTTTCTGTCTAGCTCATCAAGCGTTGTATTTTCCATTGACTTAAATGCACCCGCTTCGCTTGACATGATTGGAATGTTATTCTTTGCAAGAAACTCGCTTTCTAGATTATCTGGTGTAATTGGGTTACGCCCCAAACGTGCTACACGATTACCAACGATAGAACCAAATAGCTGCCCCTTCGCGCGCCCCTGTAGGAACCGTCCAAACTTTGGCAATGCAGCACCTAATCCAGCACCTACTGCCATTCCAGTAGCATCAGCCTCCCCGTCATTAAGAGCCATATTCGCGCCCATCTGCGCACCTGATTCAATCGCTGGTGTCATTGCAAAACGTGCAAACTTTGGAGCCAGTTGACCAGCCTGTAATACCTTTGCTGGTGCACTCACAAATGATACTGGATCAGTAGCAACCTGTTCAGCGATGTTTAAATCTTCATTGCCACGGTTTGCCAATGTCTGATAACGATCCGCATAGCTCCCTAGACGTTGCTCAATATCTGCACCTTCCGCAAGTGAAGGCAACGCTTCAACGGTAGCCAATGTAGAGCGCATAGGCTGGCGAAAGTACTTGTCTACGTTCCTTGCTACACTAGGTAGCAATTCGGGTTTAACCTGTGCCTGTCCCTCTGCTTCTGGCTGCATTTCTCCATTTGGAATAGGTGTACGTTTATCGTATCCAGCAACACCGCCCCATATTGGACTAGGTTCATCAAATACAACATCGCTATATTCTTCTGGATACCTGTCTACTACTTTTCGTGCAAGCTCCATATCGTCCATGTTTTTATACGCTGGATATATTGCTTTAATCTTGGATGCAAATTCTTTGTAGTTCATTAGCGAATACCCATTGGATCAGATTTAGATTGCTTTGTGGTATCTTTTGATTTAGATTTTCCATTTCCATTCAAGTAATCAAGAATAGACTTTCCGCTCAACTTACGAAGAATGAAAAGTTCCTTTTGTTTTGGAGTCATACCATATGTATCTAAAGATGCAATTGAGTTTTCGATAGCATTCTGCGCTGTAACTCTTAGCTTTTCTGCGGTCTGTTGTGCTGTAGCATTTGACGCATCAATACCGAATTTACCCAAGATCCCATTAAGAGCACCAGAGATAGTTCCCTTGTTGGCCATATTGATATCATCTGCCATAACAGATTCATTAGGATTAGATGTCTTAATGAAATTCTGAATAGCTGTTCCTGGATTACCTTGACCTAGATTGGTAATACCAGCAGCGAATAACTTCCATTGTGTTTGAGTTAATCCTAATGGCGCAAGTCCAATATTCTTTGCTACACGGTCAACTACTTGATCATCAGTTTCAGCACTCTTTGGTGTTAGCTTTTTCTTCTTTTCAGCTAAAGCAGATTCAATGGATTTTAACTGTTCTGGTGTAATCCGCTCTAATGATACTTTTCCAGAGATGTCTTTTTTGATTGAATCTAGAGTAGCTAAATCCTTTGCGTTATCAATGTCGTTCAAATGATTTTGATACATTCCTTCCGATGTCTTTACATTGGTAGCACCAACATTATTAATAGCCTTTGAGCCATCGTCTCCAAATGTATCTACATATGCCTGCTGTAAACTTGGATTCTGCAGTGCTACTTGTTTACGCATATTTGATAACAAGTTGATATTATCAATATATGCAGGATCATTAGTATATCCAGTCTTTGTTTCTTGATTGGTAATTGTATTACCAAGTTGATTCATGGCAGACTGAATTTTATACCGTTCACCCTCTGGAGTCGAATCAGGTTTCTTATTCTTTTGCGCTTCTAGGTTATCAATTGCGCTCTTTGCATCCGTTTCCATTAGCTTTGCGTTTGCATCTGCATACTTATCACCTGTGGAATTACGATAAGCATCAGCAATGCCTTTATTAATGCCCTGCTCTTGCTCTTTTGTCTTGAGTGATACACTCAGCTGCTCATAACGCTTTGAAGCCTCTGGATCGATCTGCGAGGTTAGGCGCGCCATTTTATAAGCTCGACCACTTGGAGTCATACCCGCAAATGTTGTGCTCTGTGGATTATTGTACTCCTGCATGATCCGATCTAATTCAGCGGTTCCTTTTTCTTCTGCTTTTTGATTTTGATATTGAGAAATAGCGTTACCAATTCCACGACCAACCGCGCCATACTTAAACCCAACGTCAAAAGGATTCTCTCGTTGCACTTCCATTATTTACCACCTAAAGCCGAAGTCATACCGCCAAGACCACCAGAGATAATAGCTGAAAGATTAGACGGCATACCCTTTAATTGTGCATAGTCTAAACCCTGCTGCTGTTTTGATTGTAGCATATTCTGATTTGCCAATCTGTTCGCCTCTGTTACTTCATTACGTTGTTTTGTGAACGCATCCTGTTGTAATCCTACGGCACTACCTAGATTTGTCAATCCAGAATTATAGTTCTGCCGTTTTGAGTCCATGATGTCTTTTCCACGATTCCACTTATCGGTAAACTCTGAGTATTTACCTTGCTTAGCCTGCTCTGCTCTACCTCTTGCAGCGTCCCATTCCCTTGCCTGGATGTCAGCAGTACCACGAGCAATGTTTTTTCCTGTTGATCCGCTGTATAGAGACCCACCAGACGCACCTTCGGCTATATTTCCCTGCACGCTTCGGTCTATAATCGCCTGCAAGTCTGGATTCATTTCATCCTGTGTTGCCTGATTCATGTCAAACTGGAAATCTTCCGTTGGCTGCAAATCAAACTTAGAATAATCAGAGTTTTGTAACTGGCTCAAAAGGTTCTGGAAGTTGTCGTCAAATCCTTGAGTCTGCGTACTATAAGCGGTACCTGCATCTCTAATAGTACCTGATTGCATATCCTTGATTAGTTGCTGGATCTTTTCAGATTCAGCGCCACGTTGTTTTAGCTCTGCCCTCGTTCCTTTATTGGACTCGTAAGCACCATAGCCACCAGTTATAGCCCCTAATCCTGCTTGTCCTGCCATTACTGCGCCTACACCCATAATATTAATCCCTCACGTTTTTAATTGCGTTAATTTCGATGTATATAGGTTTACCGACTAAACCAGATGGAATAGTCAGAACCCTAGTATTTACCATGTAAACATTTGTTGATACCACATTGCTATGATTTGTAGTATCATAGATTTTTGCGATACCGTTTCCTACTTTATAAGGCAAAGAAACTGAATCGGGGGAAACATCAAATGATCTAAAAGCGTCCCAAAATTCAAGGTACTTTATCCAGCTACCATTTCCCCAATCACCAAATCCAGACGAACCTATGTTAGCACTTACTAATAGTTTAATAGTCTGAATTGCACTTTCAAGAGTTGATACCCTCGCATGGTTTTCATTTAGTGAAGTGAGCATTATACCACTCCCTTTGTATAGCGTACTTTGGTTTGGTAGATATGGCATGGAACAGGATCAGAAACGGAAATTCGGAACGCCCAATTTACAGCGGTTCCAAGTCCAGACCAAGATACTTTTTTCCTGTAGTTTCCCTGCTTTCCAAGGCTTCGCGTACTGATTGACGACCATGTTTCGCCACCATCTCGGCTAATCTGCAACATGATCTTAGGGTCTGAGCCTTGACCAGTTAGAAGCTCGGTATAGCCAACAAGCATATCTAGCGTAAGTTCTTGGATACAAACAGGGTTTAGGTCATCAAATAGCACCTTGCTACTACCCATGCGTACAATCTGAGACCCATCGTATTCGGTATAGATATCGTCACGAAGCTCCACAAATGCGGAAGCACCGAACGCAACACCAGCAAATATTTGACCGTTTACATGGATTACGTGGTTATACATCCACGATTTCCAATCGCCAGTATTGAAGTCTCGTGACAACCGTTCGTGCCATTTGTCTACAGAATGGTCATAAACAAAGGTACGATTCTCGCCAATGAATGAAAGTACATAGAACGTCGCGCCCTTTAGCGAATACGCGCATCCTTCCGCAGACGCACGATTAGATATATCCATTAACTGTTCGTCTATTCCCTGTGTGCTCACTCGTGTAAGCGTTGCATTCTGCAGCATATAAACGCCAATGCCGCCAACGTCCGATGATGCGAGCCAAAACGCTTTATCATCAATACCTGCAAGCGAGTAAGGTGCCTCGATACCTACAGCGTTAGACGTTCCCGATGTTACAGAAAGAGGATTATCCTGATTGTTTGTGATCTGCCACAGCGAGTATGAACGGAATCCAAGCGTAAGCAATGAGCCATTGACAACACACAACGCTTTAATAATGTCGCCACTTGATTCATCACTATAAAAGTTTCCATCTTGAAAAACCGTTCCGCCGTCCATTGTTACAGGATCGGTTATATCGCCATAAAAGAAGTACGAGGACCCCTTGGCATTTACGAAAAGCCTTTGCCCGATGAACGCGCAATGTGTAGGCTGGATTGGATCCGTGCTCAATGGCATCTTAGGCATAGGTACAACGGAAAGAGATTGAACTCCATCAGAGTCTCCCATGCGAGTAGAATACGCTGATATACCATCAACGATAAGCAAGTATCCACCCTGCCCATTATCAGTCATATTTACAGGAGTACCGTTATCTGTGATAGTTCCAATTTTATAGTTTGTCTTGTTGTCACGATTGAAACGATAAACAGAATCACCCCATGCACCATAGATACGAGGCGTAAACTCTGGAGCCGTACCAGCACTTGATAGGTATATACTACGATTAACAGAGTTAGGACTTGCGCTCATAGTAGCTACCAGACGAGCGCCTAGGGTTGTCGCTAATGCCGATGCAGTTTTTGTCTTGTCTCCATTCCCTTCATATCGTTCGTAATTCCAGTTGACGCAACGCTGTTGTGCCTGGCTCCGTTGCTTTAGCTGGTACGATTCGGAAAACAGGTCAATCATTGGCATTAGTTGTAACCGCTGTTAAAGCGAGACATTTTAGCGTCAATGCTATCAAAGTTGCGAGTTGAGCTAGGAATACGACTTCGCAAGTTTGCACTCTTTAGTTGCCTCAAGTTCTCTTTGTACAGCGAGTCAATATTTGCCAGTAGTTCCGATGGCTGATTTACGGCTAGATGGCGCGCTAATGCGGGTACAAGCACCGAATTATACTTAGATGGTATAACCATGTCGGTATTGATATTAACCTCTGGAATCGAAGCAGTATAGACAATCTGAATTACAGATCCAGCCGAAGGCATAATGTTGAATGTAACGTTGGTCAGCGGATACGCGTTATCCATGCTAAACACGCAAGGCATACCAATGCTAATTCTAGACTGTGCATATAATCCCACGTCCTTAAAGTCAATCTGCCGAATCTCATACGGTGCACTATTCGATGATGATTTATAGTACATTTTTTCGATAAACTCTGGTCGATCTGCTGCAATATCAGCAACAATAGGAATCGCGCTCTCATTATCAATACCCATGGTATAGTTCATTTTACTTGTAGGTACTGCGAAGTTGGTTTGAGTGCGGGTAAAAGGGAAAACTGCGGAGCTATTTAGCTGCGCGATGATGTTATTTAGCTGCTGTACTGCTGCATCTGCCCTTACACCGTCTAATTCATCGTCAAAATCTTGCGAGATAAGTTGCGCCAAAGCGTAGGATTGGGTAATCAATTTGCGTATGTTAATGCTCATGTCCTAATATACGCCAACGAAAGTCTATACAAACGCAATCAAAATCCGTCAAGATCGTGTTTTTGCATTTATTTTCACGGAATAATAAAAAACCCTTGATTTGCACGTGCAATAATGCTATATTATCTGTATGGACGCAAGCAATACCGCTATGTCCAAAAGGAAATGAAAATGATCCGCAATCTAAATACAAACTACGGAATGACAACAGAACCAAATGCACCTGTTTTTTATTCTGTTGCAGAATATGTTGAATGTTTGAAATCCTGCGGGTTTATCGAATCTGTAGATGACTTGGATGGCTCGGACTATGAGGAGATTAATGATTAATTTCCCCCATTGCAGGCAACAACTAACCGAGAGCGAGATAATCGCTCTATTTTTTACGGATTCAAAATGCCAAAAACTGCAAAACTAACATTACGCCTATCCGAGCACGAAAAGATCACGTTACAGGCCATAGCAAAGGCTAATTGCGTGTGTGTTACGCGGATGATCGTAGATAAATTCAAGTTAAACACGTAATATCATACGCTTAATTTATCTAAAGCATAGTTAGGTACACAACATTCGGTTGGATCGAGGAGAGAATAAAATAAATGAAAACGATTTTACATCTTTGTGCAGATTTGGGCAGTGACTCATATTTCTACCAACTCGACCCCGATTACAATGTTATTATGGTCGGAGAAAAAATAGGGGTAGAAAACTTTGTGCCGCCTGAGAGTGTTTGGGGCATTATTGCAAATCCAGTCTGCACTGAATTTTCAACTGCAAAAGGATTTCATAAGAGAAACGATATTGAAAAAGGAATGTTCCTTGTTAGGCATTGTCAGAGGATTATTGAACAGGCTAAACCGAAATGGTGGGTAATGGAAAACCCAGCAAACGGAAAGCTACAAGAGGCTATCGGAAAACCTAAAGCCGTTTATCAGCCTTGGCAATATGGCAGCCCTTGGACAAAGAAAACGGCATTGTGGGGTAATTTCGTCATGCCAGAGCCTATACACCAAAATTGGGAGGATTGCCCAAAGAATCCAGACTTATATATTCGTCCAGGCAGACCAAAACCCGCACTTGCATTTCTGCATAAGTCGGCAGTAGATTTGATTCCAGAATTTCAATGGGCGAAAGGGAATATTAAATGCGATGCAGATATTAGATCTATGTGCAGTCAAGGATTTGCAAGGGCGTTTTACGAGGCAAACAAATAATAATACATACCTAACAGTCAATGAACCCGACACCACATAGTAACGCATAAAGCTAGGCTCTAGGCGGTGGCGAAGGAATTAGCATTGCGAGTTACATTATCACAAATCTAAAGCTAAACAAACCAATCAAGGAGAATCAGAATGGAAAATGAGATCGTAATCAATGGCGTTACCTATGTAGCGAAAGCGACAACAGGTAAAGAGGTAATCGTCCGAACCTATACTGCTGGTGTGCATATTGGAGAGATAAAAGAAAAGAATGGATCTGAAATTACACTAATAAATGCAAGGCGTTTGCGGAATTGGTCTAATGCGTTTACCCTTAACACTGTAGCGACAAACGGAGTTAAACGAGATAATAGAAGAATCTCAAAACCTGTACCAGAAATTACATTGCAATGGATCGAGATTATCCCAGTTATCCGAAGGTGTAGACCTTACAACTACGGAGAAATAACATGGAGAGTGAAGCCATTTTATATGGATATGGATATGGATAATATACCATAAACAAAAAAGAGCCTCCTGCGCAATGCAAGAGGCTCTTTTTTGTTTCTATCAGTTACGACTGTTTAGAGTAGTACACAGCGACCAACTCTGGGTAGCTGACCGCGAATCCAGTCAGCAAACGCCAGCCGATAGAGTTGATGCCAGTATTGAAGTCTCCACCCTCGGTTGCAAGGAATGTCAAACCCTTGAGGGTAGTTACGACCATATTATCCCATCCCTTGATCTTAGCCATTGGACGGTTGACATACTCAAACGCTGGCTTTGCCCAAATGATACCGCGGTTGTATTTCGTGCTTGCGGTCATGCCAAGTGTAAGCACGGTGCCCGATGGAATCGAGGCTGCGCCAACGTTCTTGTTTGGATCACGAGCAGTAAAGTATAGAGGCTGCACGGTAAAGCTATTAGCGGTGCCAGAGCAAGATACATCAGCCTGCACAACGAATGCAAACGGTGCGGAGGATGGATCCTTAAACACGTCCACGCCTGTGATACCAGTTGCAAAGATGATTTCACCTTTTTTGACCGTACCAATCAACGATGTCGCTGCAGTTGTTGCTAGAGTCGTAGCACCATCGGTATTGATCGTAGTGGTAACGGTCAATGCACCAGTAAGCACACGAGTACCAGTGGTCAAAGTACCGAAATCGGGAGTCTTGAACGCCTTAACACCGTCGATCTTGCCCATGGAACCATCGCCAAACGTACCAGACAAATCAGCCTGGAAGAAGCTAACGCCAGAGTTACGAACCTGCGAGGCTTGGATAGGATTCATGCCTGCAAATACTTCAGAGTTTGCGCGAGCGTTTTCAATATTGGCAATAGCGGCACGAAGATCGGTGTAGGATGCCGAATCTGCTGTACCTTGAATAATGGCAATTCCAGCATTCATAGCAAGAGCATTGATTGCTTTCTTCTGGATCTGGGAACCCATCTTAACAACGCGCTGTTTAACGGTCTGCCCACCCTTACCAGCGGCATAGTCTTCTTCAAGCTGTGACACACTTAACTTAGCAGAGTCAGCGGAAAGAGTGATGGAGACTGTGTTCTCAATGACGCTACCATCTGCCGAGGTGATGTCAGCACCAGACGTAAGGTCAGCACCAAAATCAGTCTTACGCATGGAGATAGTCACACCAGAACGCGAAGTAAACGAGTTGTTTAGATCGGTGCTACCATTGAGCAATACAGGGAGCGAATTGTCCAACTCAATGGCAATATCAACAGCAAGGGTATCAAGTTTAAATGTAGACATTTGTTAGCCTTTAACGGTTTAACCGTCGTTTTTGTTCTTTTAAAAGACGCTCTCGAAATGAGAGATCTTCTGGATTAACTACAGAATTTCCACCAGCACTTACAGCACCAATAGGATCGGGAGCCTTTGATACTTTAGATGCTGAAACTACAGGCGATGCAGAAGAACTAGACAGGGCACGCTCGATTTCTACGAGCCTTGATAGACGATATGCAGGGTTTTTAATACCCATTAATAGCTCTTGGAATTGCGGGTACTTTAAGATAGTCTCAAGCACTCGAACCCCTAAAGGGCTGTCATCTACAAAGTCGTGAATATCTGCGGGAAGTGCATTTAAAACATCTACGTTCTCGTTTACAAGACTCTGGAACTCGCTAATTTTTTCCGCGTCTTTTCCGTAAGTCGTTTCAACTCGTGAGTAGAATATATCCGCTTCTTCCCGCTGTTTTTCCTCTGCTTTAAATCGTTCCTGTTCACTCTTAGACCGTTCTCTAAATACATTTTCAGC